TAATTCGACTTCATCTTTAATTTGATAAAACATGGTCTCAAGCCATGATGTATTTTCATGAGCAAGAGAGTAAGCATCGAACAGATCCCCAGCACCGTACTGATCATCAGGCTTATGCGTATGTCTGTTAAGTTCACGCATGTAAGTATCTGCTTGACTGTTAGCAAGCTGCTGGGAAATTATTATTAGATTTTCTAGTTCAGTAAAAGCAGAGGAGTCGGCTCTATCATTTTTTTCTACAAATGCTTTAACGAAAGCCGTTGCTTTACTGATTTGATTAGCTAGAGTTCGAAGCTGTGTGGCAGTTTCAGATGCAAGTGAGTAAGCACTGATAATATCTGCGACACTGTAAAAAGGAATTGAGTGTTCTGAAAATTGAATTTGTACTTTAGCGTTCATGATGAATGCGCTCCTTGTGTTTGTTTAGGAGCTTTACCAGTCACGACCAAGTGAGGGTGGCAAAGCTGAAAAGGGTTGGTCGACAGGTACACAAGAGACCTGCACATCCGAAGATGTCCCTCTCCAGCTTCACCATAGAGATGCAGAAGCATAGAGATTTTACGCATAAAAAAAGCCCGTAGCGGACTGTATGCGCTTGTGTATTCATAGCCGACCAAAGCTAATTCGATGATTTTGCACCGAACACGATCAATATAGCCGATCATTTTTAATTTGAGAAGCCTTAAACAGAAAATATTTTGAAAATTCATGGCCGCTCCCCAAACCTTTTAGCTAGGATCTGCATACCTTTTGGCAATATGAAGAACTCAGTCTGTGTATAGCTATATGATTGGCCGGAGGGTTTTACGCCTTCTTTAAGTGAGTATTTAGTTTCACAGTAGCCGCGGTTTTCACTGTAATAAGTTGAAGCCCTGGCATTGTTTAGATACCTATCCCAATTATGTTTCCGAAGCCATTCGGCTAGTTCTTGCTGCTTTACATTCAAAATTTTACATGCTTGCTGGAACTTTACTCCATGCTCAGTATGGGTAATAGTTTCGATTGCCTTGGTTAGCACCTGGTTCTCTGACGTTAGCTGTAGATTCTGTTTTGCCTGGACTTCAATCGCTTGTAGGAGATGCTGAGGATTGCTGATATCAAATGCTGGAGTCTGCTGCTCAAGCTCGTACCAACGCTTTACAATGGCTGCGGTAAATTCAGGAGAAAGTTGCGCAACTACAGTGATTGAATCAAGCTTTCCTTGCTCTCCAGTAAACACATATTCAGTGCTTGTACGCCCGGCTGTAGGCTTTTCCACCGTTGGTGGTAAAGTAATGACACGCCGTTCAGCTAAACGTTCGATTGTTCTTTTGACAGAATCTAAGCGGATGTTAGTAATAGCTGAAATATCTGAACTAAGCATTTGTTGTGATGGCAAAAAAGAAGTGATGGAAGTATTCATAATTAAGCCTCCAACCCTTTAGAAGCCATCCATGCTTCAATATCTTCAATACGCCATGCGGTGATGCGTTCGGTTAGCTTAATTGGGGTAGGGAAGTCACCAGTGCGCACTTTGTCCCAGATAGTTGTTTCACCCATCGGGAGCAGACCCTGACGTTCAGGACGTGCTTTGATAATCCGAGTTGTTCCGTCTTTAGCGATGTACTTGCGTTCTTTACGTGCAGCCGTAGTTGCAAGTTGTGACATGCGATAAAAGCCTTTTGGCGCCGTAGTTTTTTGTTGAGTAGACATGAAAAAAACCTCTAACTATGTGCCGTACTGCAACGGCGTTAGAGGTAGTATGTTGTTGGTTCTTATATGTTAATAGATGGAAAGTTCCACTTGATCTATATTAAGTTTCACTTGATATATATTTCTATTTGGTTCTTCCAGGCTCTCTAGCATATTCAGGAGCAATATCTTCAATCCACTTTTTTAATGATATTGATTGATCTGGTAATTGAGTGTGATGCTCAGTCCGGTGTAGCTCAGCATAAACTGTGATAGCCATTTCTTTAATTTTGATTTTCTTATCTGTATCTTGATTCCATAGATAATTAGCTATAGTCCTAGCTGCTAATTGTGCGTGTTCTTTGGCGAGGCTTTTTCCTCGGGGCTTTTGAACTTGTTTTTCAATTAAAGTTTCAATCGTTTCAACTTTTCTACCTCTAAGTGTTAAAGAGCCTTCAATAATTCTGGATAGTTGATAATGAGTTATTAGAAGATCTGTTCTAGATATTGCTTGGAAAACAGCAGGCTCTCCTTCTTTTTCAATTGTAGTATCGATTACAGGGGGAGGTGTGACAGCATTATGGCGAAAAAACCTGTTTTCCTTCAAAAGCTGAATCCAAGCAATATTAATGTTTTCTACAGAAGCAATAACATCTGCAGAAAGCGTACATTTACCGAGCTCGTGTATCAGATCATGAGAAGGCCGTTGTTTAAAGACTTCTAAAAAAAGGTTTTTGGGATTTCCTGTAAAAGAATCCTGGATATCTAGAATATTGCTGAAAAAGATACCTAAGCTGCCATCAGCAATAATATTTTTTCTTAAAATTAATTCATTAATTAATTCTAGTTGTGCCTCAAGCAGACATCCTTCACGTAAAGCTAAATTAAGTCTTGCCGTAATAATGGCCTCTAATGTGGCATCCATATCGAAATGCAGCTGTGTATACCCCCCATGTTTATCTACATCTGCATACTCTTCCCAGGCTTCTGACATTTCTTCGCCGTAGGCTGCATAACCTTCCCAGCCTCTTACAAAAATGTAGAGTCGCAGGTCATATACCAAGGCCATATTCAATAGCTTCTTGGCATCATAGTAATCAACTTCCAAGGCACGGTTTAACTCTTTCGCTGCATCTTTCAATGTATAGAAAGGAGCTGGATTTTTAATATCTTTAATATTACTCATGGCCATTTATCCTTTTAGAAAACGCAGCAGAGTTATGCCATCTTGGCATTATTTTTAAAGTGAATTAAATTTTCACTATCGTTGTTTGGCTTAAACTTAGATACATCCCCACCTTGACGAAGTGTGTCGAGGTAATCTGCCCAGAGCTGCATCATTTCACGTCGACGGCGTAAAAACTTGGTTCGGTTATAAGCTGTGCCATTAGGGTCTTTAACCTTATGAGCGAGCTGGTGCTCTACAATATCGGTTCTATATTCGATTTCTTCATCCAGGAGTGTTCGCGCCGTTGCCCGGAATCCATGAGCTGTATGTTTCCCTTTAAAACCCAATCGTTTTAATACCTGGGTAAGGGTGTCTGTGCTCATGCATTCAGATGAAGTTTTGATACTTGGAAAAACGTATTTTGAAGTGGTCCGCAATTCTTCAAGTTCTTTGAGAATGTCATACGCTTGAATTGATAACGGTACGATGTGGTCTTGATTGGTTTTACTTGCTGCAAAGGACAGGCATCTATTTTCAAAGTCTACCGATTCCCAAAGTAGGGTTCTGACTTCCCCAGGGCGCTGGTAGATATATGCTGATAGCTTTATAGCTAACTCAGTTCTAATTCTCGTACGTGGAAAGTCTTTGGTTAAACGCCATGTTTTACGCAATAGATCTGCCAACTCCTTTTCATCCGTCACAGCGTTATGATTGCCTTTAGTTGGCTGGGGAAGAATGATGTCTGGAGCAGGGTTATAGGTAATGATTCTTCGCTTCAATGGAAGCTTGAGTACCATATTTATAATTGATTTAACACGTCTCGCGGATTCAAGAGCACCACGTTCAACAAGTGCATCAGTCACATCACGTTCTAATTGCTCAGTGGTTAGTTGAGAAACAGGTAACTTTCCAATGAAAGGGAGGATATCTTTATCAAGTTTACGTATCGTTTCGCGATCCACTTTTCCTTCGTGTCTACGGATCTCTAACCATTCTGTAGCAAATTTACTAAAAGTATTTTCTAAGGTTTCAAGCTGCTCACGTTTCTTATTATTTCTCTGTTCAGCAGGATCGATACCCTCTGCTAACAATCTTTTAAACTCATCACGTTTGATACGTGCTTGTTCTAGGCTGACAGTAGGGTATGTGCCAATAGCTAGAGTATTGTATTTTTTCGTCACCGGACGGCGGTAATCCATGCGCCAATACTTTGCTTCCGTCTCATCAATCAGCAAATACAATCCACCGCCATCAGGATGTCTTTGTTTTTTTGCGCCGTTAACATTAAAGCTAAGATTTTTAACCTCTTTAGCAGTCAGTTTATTAGACTGTTTTGCCAT